ACAGTTATAGAATCAAAAACCCTATAATGAAAGCCTTATTACCCAGCATGTCACAGACACATCAGGAATGGTTTTACTATTTTATGACACATGGCTGTACCAGTATTTTGCTTTCCTGGGTGCATAACGGTATGAAGGAAGAACCGCTGGAAGTAGCTCAATTTATTAATAAACTTAACAATATAATGCTGAAGGAACTTAGTAATTAAGCACCTGAAATTTGAACCACTGTTATTATATCAATAAAAGTTCAATAAAGGAGGATATCATCCTTAAACTCCTGATACGCCGCCTCTTCATCTGCTGTCCAATCAGAGTAGTCGGAGGTGGAGGCGGTGGTATCGGAATCTGTGTCGTCTGCTGAGTTGTCAATGAAATCGCTGATATGCGTTTTTTGTTCTAAGCTGGTTTCGCCCCCCACTATCACACTCTCAGTACTGCTATCCCATAAGACAACCACACCGACAAGTGCGCTAAATTCCCTAATAGGGATATAAGTTGTCGCACCTCCATTCTCGTCAAGGTAAGAGATGCTGTAGGGTGCCTCTGCCCCGTTGTCCAATGTGTAAGTATCCCCGACAGAGGCTACCTGCTCGTCTCCTACCTTGATGTTTACAGTGCTGAAATTTACAGTGCCGGTTGCGGCGAGAGCTGTTGTAGCGAGTGCTACTATAGTGAGCGTTGTAACCGATCCAGCGACAAATGATTTAATATTTGTTTGCATAGCATTTTCTTCCTCTCATGAAATTTCTATCTAGAAATCCATTATATAACATGTATGGGCATTAATCAACATAGTGCTATTAGGCTAAATTCTCACCAAAGAGCGATTTTATGGTGTCGGGTATGTTCCCATATACCCCCGCTCGAAAAATGCCAAAATCGAGTTAAAAACATTAATAAAATACAACGCTGGCACAGCTACCGTCTTTTATGGCGGTAGGTTCGTTCTGGCTCTGAATGATAAAAAAGAAAGAGGACGATATATATAGAAAAAATGACTTGCAACACTGATAATAATATCAATAATATGTTTTCTGACTTCCCCGATGTACTTAACATTGAGCAACTTCAAGAAGCTCTTGGAATAGGTCGCTCTACGGCGTATCAGCTTATCCACAACGGGGACATTCAATACCTAAAAATTGGTCGTTCCATCCGCATTCCCAAATGATACCTGATAGATTTTGTGTATGGCTCATGTTATAATGACAATAGTAACGACGGACAAATATGTGCTGATGCTGTCATGTTTAGGAGGTAACTATGACGGCAAGTTTGCAAATAAAAAATGGAATAGTCTATGTTGTATTGAATTGGAAACACGAAAACAAACGCAAACAGAAATGGGTCTCAACGGAATTACCGCTCAAGTAAGGAAAACGTATCGGGGAAACAACCAGAATTTCTGTGCTCAAAGAATGGGAAACAAAGCTGATTGTTGATTATAGTAATATGGCGTTGGGGCTTTTCTGCTGGACTGGGTAGAGCGCAAGAAACTTGCTATTGAGGCAACTACTTACCACGAGTACAAACGTATGATTAGCAAAACAATTGCCCCTTACTTTGATTCGCTGGGAATCACGCTACATAGTTGCAATACCAATCATATTGAGACATTTTATAATTACAAGATGCAAAAGGATCACATATCAGCGAATACCGTTAGCCACTATCAGGCTTGTCTATATTCCGCCTTTAAAGACGGGGTACGAAGAGACTTGATCCCGGCAAATCCTGCTGAGAAGGTAGTGTTGCCAAAGGTACAAAAATATAAAGGAGCCTATTACACCAAGGACGAACTGGACACTATTTTAGCCGCTTCCGTAGGTACGTGGCTTGAAATCCCGATTTATTTGGCAAGTTGGCTTGGTATGCGGCGCGGTGAAATTGCTGGAGCAAAATGGAGTTCAGTTAACTTTCAGCGCAAAACCTTTACTGTTAACGGGATTGTTTCTTATCGCAGTGGCGGCACTGGAGGCAGTAAGCTGGAATATCGTGGGCATACCAAGTCAGACGCCGGCATGCGAACATTTCCATTAAGTGATGATAACATAAGGATGCTCAAACACTGGAAAGCACAACAAGCTCAAAACAGGCTATTAGCGGGGAACCAATATGATACTACATGGGAAGATTTTATTTGTGTCAACGAACTTGGAGACCTTATTTCCCCGAACTACATTTCATGGGCGTTTCCGGTGTTTATCAAAAAACACGGACTGCGGAAAGTAAGGTTTCATGACCTCCGACACACCAATGCCGTACTCTTGCTGTCGAACGGGGCAACGATGCAAGAGGTTCAGGCATGGTTAGGACATAAAAATTTCTCCACGACGGATGAATATTATGGAGGCATTCTGGCCGAAACCAAAAAGAGAACAGCAAATCTCATGGATGCAATCATGAATGGCTTAGATACAAAAGTACAATCGCGTTAGGAAACGGTTAGGAAGCTTCTCACCATAACCCGTAAAATCGGCAAAAAAGTTATGAAAAAGCCCCAAATCTTTCGATTTGAGGCATAATCAATGGCAGCGGGTGAAGGATTCGAACCCTCACAAACAGAGTCAGAGTCAGTGATTTTTAAACCTGCATATGTTGTGCCGCAAATACTTCAAGCTACAGGATAAAATATTTTAACCACGGGTTTAACCACTTGCGGTTTCCTTCAATGCATTTTTGGCCGTTTTGCTATTGATTGATTGTAGCGCTGCCTCGATTACATCATCTGTGGTGTGGGTGTAAATATTAGCCGTTACCTTGATATCGGAATGCCCCATTAGATACTTTGCTACATTGAGCTGTACCCCGGCGCGTTGGAGGTCTGTGCAATAGGTGTGTCGCAAACAGTACGGGGTTAAATCTTCTGCAACAACGCTCATGACTATCTGGTTTCTGTAAACCTTTGCTCCCATGGAAATGTCCAAATCTCGTTTAAACGATTTCCAGTATGAGTATAGACTACTTTCGGTGTGAGGCTTTGTTTGATCCTTTTGCTGCGTGAAGATGTATTCGAACGGCCCTCCACATTCAGTTTCAAGGCGGGTTAATAAATCATCTGGTATAGGGACATCCCTGATCCCCGCTTCTGTTTTTGGATCTTTGAAATTATCTTTGGTGCCACTTTCTAGCGCCGTTCTGACCCTAACCCGCTTCGCCTTGAAATCAATATCCTTCCATTGGAGCGGTATTGTTTCGCCAGGGCGCAAGCCACAACGAAGAATTGTGAGAACCCACAGCCCGGAATTATGTGATGCTGCAAGATGTACAATTGCTTTGCGCTCCATGTCCGAAACGCTGCGGTGTGTACCTTTTTTATAATCAGGCAGCACCAGATCACAGGCTGGGCTATAAATGATTAGGTGGCTCTTTACAGCCCTTTCAAACATTTGGTTCATGACCATCCTGAGCTTTGAAAGATGCGAAAAAGACAGGCCTTTTTGTGAGTTTAATATTTTTTGCAAATGAATGTCTTTTACATCCTTTAATTTCATGCCCCCAATGGCAGGCAGAATGTGTTTATCGATTTTCTGGCGGTATGTTGCGAAACTTTTTGCTGTCATTGTGTCTTTTTTATAAGTGGACAGCCATTCTTCTGCCCATTGCTTTACTAGGCTGTCCTTACATAGCTTTTGCTCTCCGCGCTCCAACTTCTCTTTAAGCTGCCCAAGCTTGATAAACGCTTCGGCTTCGCTTTTTCCAGTAACAACATGTTTTTTTCCATCAATTCTGGCACTTGCGCGGTAATAGCCGTCTTTCCCCATTGTAAGTCCCATAAAGAAATCCTTTCAATATAAAATAAATATGTTATAATAAAAGGGTAGATGGTTGCCAAATCAATCTCCCCCCCAAATCCGCCTCCCGGTGTTAGAGCACCGGGAGGCGGATTTTTATTTTAAGATTGCTTCATATATGTGTAGTATTCGCTTGCAAAATAAAGTGTAAGGTATGTATTCTCACCATCGGTTGAAATCTCATAAGGCACAAAGCGGGTTATGCCATCTGAAGTATGGTAAATCATCGTGCTTCCGTCCAATTCATAACTTTCCGTAAAATATCCTGAATTAGAATTGAACTCCATTAATCCACCATCATATATAGAAATGGTTAAAAGAGTATCGGTTCCGGTTGCATATTGCAGCGAGCCGTCAAAAAATGCAGAATATAAATTCCACTGAGCTAAAAGTGGTGTTGAATCCGTTTTTTCGGCTTCGTAAGATTGTGCTGTCCCGATGTTGACAATATCGGAATCTTGGTTATATCGAACATAGAAGTTAAGGATTCTGGCTATATATCTTAAATTGAAATAGTTGTTCCCGTTGATATTGTAGGCAGGAACCGACATACTGCCATTAAGCTTAACAAATGAGCAGGTTATATTTTGCATTGCTACGTCAGAATTCCCGGATAATTCCCCCCCGATGCTTGTGTAATAAAAACCAGATGTTAAATATACGGAATTTGTTGTTGCATCATATCTTACGTCAAATTTTGCGTCAGTGCTTGATAGTGCCTTTCCAAGGTCACGTAATTTTATGTAATTGCTCCCGTCTATGTTGTATACAGTGAAATTTTTCTGGATGCCATCCACAAAAATCTTTTCGGAGGACGGGGTTGCAACCAAAGTTTCTGTTCCTGAATTGGTAACATCCTCCGAAGCGAGAGCGCAAACACTGAGAGATAAAATTACTACAGCGAGGACAATAACTACACTAGCTGTTCTTTTCATATTAATCCTTCTTTCGTTTGTGAATAGGAAAATTCTATCATAAGTCTGAAATTTTGTCATTAATATTTTCTAAAGGTGAGAAAATCGTGAATAATTTGACAACATTATGTTATCATAAATGTAAGAATATTAAAATTTACTCATATTAGATGTGTTTTTGATTATGCTATTGCTTTTGTCTAAATTAAGGATTAAAATAGGTGAAAAGATGGAAATACTTGTGGCAAAAATGAGGGTATATAGGAATATTACGCAAGAGCAATTGGCGTTATACGCTGGAATTAATCAACAAAAAATAAGCAGAATAGAGCACGGCTATGAACCAAAAATCAGCGTAGGACTTAAAATCGCGAGAGGCCTCAGCGTACCAGTTGAGTCAATTTTTGTATTGACAGAGTAGAATATTTGTACTATACTACAGGTAATGATTGGGAGGAGCGGTAGCTATGGGTATTGCAATAGACGATGAAATTTTAAGAAAACTGCGTGACATGCCAGAGGACAAAATAGATAAAATCCTATTGTTTATTAAAACTATCGATCAATATAATTTATATAGTCTAACGCCTTCTCGAGTTTGTCCTCAGGCAAAGAAGATAACCGCATCAAAACTTCAACAACTTTAGGGTTAAGCTCGTCAATAGAAATATTGGCGGGCTTATTTTCATGCTTGTCAACATCAAACCCTAGGATCCAAACCGGGCTAACATTGAAGTGTGCCGCGATTGCGTTTATTGTTGGTTTTTTCGGATTCCTATCTCCAGAAGCATATGCACTTACAGTTTGTTTAGATAGCCCTATTTGTCTACCAACCTCTGACATTGACATGCCGTCAATTAACTCAGAAAATCTGGTGGGAAAATTTGATATTATTTTCATATAAAAGCACTTCCTTCGGTTAGTATATTAACATACAGCATCCACAAATGCAACATTTATTTTTTAATTTTAAAAAAAATGTCCACAAATGGATTGACAGCACCGATAAACGGTGTTATTATCATGGTGTCCACAAACGGAACGTTTTGAGAGTTGGAGGTGAATATATGGAGAACAATATCACACTGCGCGGATTGGTTGTATCGAAATTTGGGACGGTGGATAAGTTTGCAAAAGAAATGGGATGGTGCAAATCAAAGACCTACCGAATTGTGAACAATCATCAGGAACCTAATGCAACCGAAATAAGAGACATGGTTCAGAAATTAGGTATCATCGACCCGTCTTTTGTAATTTCTATTTTTTTATCCTAGTGTCCACAAATGGAACACTACATAACAACCAGAAAGGAGGCTACACAATGGCAACCAAAAAAGAGATTGCCGACGACATTAAGCGCCAATACGGTTCTCTTCTGTCTACAACAGATGCAGCAACTTATCTCGGAATGTGCCGAGCAAAGACTAGAAAATTTTTGGCTGACCTGACATGCTACGACACCGGCAAGGAACATAAATACCTCGCAATCGACATTGCCCGTAAATTGGACAACTGCGAATTCGCTAGGTAAGAGAGGAAACCCAATGAACGACCTAAAAAACAATGGTATGCATGGTGTAAAAATCGCCGGGAACCGCAGATGCGTCCGTATCTACATAGACGGCATAGAACTGAAAAGATGTCTGTCGTTTAGATTAGAAAAAAGCTCCGCAAGCGAACCCACGAAGCTTTTTGTCGAGTTTCCCGTGAATGATTTAGAAATTGCCCTTGATGAGGTTTGTAATGACTTCGCTGGCAATCTGAGTGATATCGCTCAACAAGGAGACGAATGAAAGGAGGTTATAACCATGGAAATCAAAGGTGACACACCCGTTCAAGACATCATTTTAGACCAAGAGAAGAGAATAGGAACCCTCGAAGTTGCAGTTCAAGGATTCCTATCAGGATTTCTCATTATCAGTGGCGTGAAGTCTGTTGTTAGGGGGATCAAAGACTTATCTGATTTGCTGAATAAAGAGGATTAATTCTCTGGACATCTTTTCTAATTCCGCCCATACCATAACACCAAAATTTATGAAGGGATGGATTTCGCGAATGCCAATTATCAAAGTCGTCGCAATTGCATTGTCTAGTTTTGCGCTAGGCTTGACGGTTACGAACCTCGTTTACCAAATTGCATTATTTAATGAGAGATACAACAAATCCAGCGGCCCCAAAAAGAACTCCGACGATAGCAAGAAATAAATTAATGCCATCCATTTTCTTCGTATATTTCAGGTTTTCGGCATCAGACATCTTGCGGTCCGCTGTTTCTACACCTAAGTCAGAGCGGATTGATTTTAAGGTATCATATGCCTCAAACAGCGCATCATCTTTCCTTTGTCGGTGCTCAAATGGAGCATTTGCATTCTTCGTTATTTGATCCGCCATTTCTTTTACAGTCCGCTCCGGTATAGGAGTAATCGGTGCCCATTTATTACTCATTATATCAATCCTCCATCCAACATATCTTACCACAATACCCCAATTTACGAAAGGAGCGTTTTAATGAACGACCTACAAATTTTCAGTAATCCCCGCTTTGGTGAAATCCGCACTATCGAAGAAAACGGAAAGGTTCTTTTCTGCGGAAGGGACGTAGCAGCGGCGCTTGGATACGCGAAGCCGCAAAAGGCAATTTCGGATCATTGCAAGGGTGCCCTAAAACGGAGCACCCCCACAAACGGTGGAATTCAGGAAATGCTTTTCATCCCCGAAGGCGACATCTACCGCCTCGCTGCCAAGTCCGAACTCCCTGGAGCGGAAGAATTTGAATCCTGGATTTTCGATGAAGTCCTGCCCTCCATTCGCAAGCACGGCGCATATATGACCGCCGAAACTATCGAGCGAACACTCACAGACCCGGATTACTTAATTCAGCTTGCAACTACATTAAAAACCGAACGTGAAGCACGAATGCTTGCGGAACACAAGATCGAGCAGGACAAGCCAAAGGTTTTGTTTGCTGACAGCGTGGCAGGCAGTAAAACATCAATACTTGTCCGCGACCTTGCAAAGCTGATTTGCCAGAACGGTGTTAGCATCGGCGGAACCCGGCTTTTCAAATGGTTGCGTTCAAATGGGTATCTGATATCAACGGGCAGAGATTACAACAGCCCGTCTCAGAGGTCAATGGATATGAAGCTGATGGAAATCAGGGAAATCAATATTGATCATTCGGAATATTCAGAGACGAAAAAGACTCCATTGATCACCGGTAAGGGACAGCAATATTTCATCAATAAATTTCTGGGCGTTGAAGCCTAACCGCAGAAAGGAGTAAACCCATGAAACTCGACATCGAGGCTGAACCAAAAGAAATAGCCGCCCTCGTAGTGGAATTACAAGGGCAGAAGGATAACCCTGTTTCGCTCGCCGCAATCCGCGCCATTGTTACACACGCGGTGAGAGCAGAAGCAAGCCGAATAGGAACGGTTTCTGTCGCTCTCGACGGAATAAAGTTTGCCAGTCAGTCTTTCGGCAATGAAAAATCCACAGTGGGCGGTTCGCACTTAAAAACCGTTCCCACGTGCAAGCTCGTCGAAGAGCTTTCCACCCGCGAAGGCGTAGAGCGAAAAGAAGCAGAGCCGTACCAAGACCTGCACGTCGAAGTAAACGGCCCCGCTATTGTTCTGGTGGTCATTGATTAACCTATTTTACTGGTTGCGTATCTGTTTTTAATATTTGCGTGAAAGTACCGCCCTAATGATGATGCTCGCATCAACTGCTGATAAACGCTCGTTGGAACTCCTGAATATGCGTATGTTCCGCCGCTATGGAAACGTACATACAGTGTATTTCCTTCATATCCGACACTCGCGATATCGGAAGAAGAAACTGGGGCCATAACCATAATTTCACCTCCCTTCACGATAATTCTACCGTATTAGGGAGGAAATTACAAGAAAGGATGATCCACATCAAAAACCTTTTAAAATACCTCGCAAAGCAGCTCTTTGAAAGTCTGCTTGCCCTCGCTTTATTTGCCGTGGCGGTGTACGTATACAAAAATTACTTATGAGGAGGAAAAACAATGTTGATTGATACGCTGGTCGAAAAAGCAAAAGCGATTGCCAAAATTCGCGCGGAGCTTTTGGAGTCCGAAGCGGACGGTATCGTAATTGTGACTCTATGCGGAGAGGAACACGACGGGCTTCCGTGCATGCATGTTTCTGACGGGATTGGCATTCTCGCAGCACAGGCCGAGAAAAAAGTCAGGTGCACCAAGACATATCAGTCTTTTACCTATGATGGCGTTTGTTTCTTCCGGTTGGTCGAAAATCGTTTAATGTGAAAGGGTACATATGAGCACTAAACTCCAATCCATCGCCGCATGTCTGATACTTACCGTCTGCGCGGCGGACAACCCTATTGTCGCTGCCGTGGTGCTGCTTGTTGCGGCAGGGTGCGTGGTGGCGTCGTATATGGAAATTGAAATTTGAAAGGAGATCACATGAAAAAAATTAAAGTTGGAGATCAAGTGACAATTAGAAGTGATTTAACTCAGGGCAACATGTTCGGCGATGAATTTTACGTGACGGATAGCATGGCGGCTATGGCCGGGGAGAAAGTCACGATTATCGACTCATGGGATACATATTACGGAACCGCATATAAAGTGAGCAATTCAACGTGGACTTGGCGTGATCAGTGTTTTGCGGAGGGCATAGGTCAGACCATCATCATCCACACTGACGGACACACCACAACCGCCCTGCTCAAAGAGGGTAAGCGCGTGGTCAAAAGCGCGGCTGCAAGATGCAATCCTGCGGATACATACAATTACACTGTCGGCGCACAGTTGGCATTTAACCGCCTGATGTACGGCACGGACTACCGCCAGGCAGAGGTGACGTTTAAGGGAGCTGTTGCAGAGGACAAGCCCGCGCAGGAACCCGTGAAGCTGTACTGCGTGAAGGATTACAGTCCTGGCGAGTGGTGCACAAGGGGAGAGGTATACGAGATAGCTCGTGATGGGGCAAGAATTACCTATGATGATGGTTGGACTTGCGGGCTGTCAATTGAAACTGACACATTTAATGGAGTAAAAATTGTACCCAATTACCTCATACCCCTCGTTGCCCGCCCCGCGAAGGTTGGGGAGTGGGTGTATTTACAGGAGGAACCTCACGCCAACAAGCAGTACCCCAGTAAACACCACAAAGGCGATATTGCAAAAATAGAGATGTTTGGTTGTATGCCGTCCGTTCTGGCAATCAACGGAACTGATTGGGTAGGCTTCCACGCAGATGAATACCTCGTCCTCGATGGTTACCAGCCGGAGTCGGAGTACTGGAGCGGGAAGGTTGTGTGCGTTGAATCAACCGGAGTATGTCACACAGTCGGCAGGGTGTACACCTTTAAGGACGGTTTGGTCGATAGCGACATCGAGACCAGCGAACCATACAATAAAGGCCGACCAGTACATACGCTCAAAGAAATTAATAATCGCCAGCCGGATAAATTCATCGAATACAAAGGCGGCGCAGATGAAAAATAAAACCGCCCCCAGTGGTAGCAACACTGAGAGCGGCCTAAGAAAGTAACATAACCACCCTCATTATACGAGTGTATGAAAGGAAAAGCAAGATGAAAATCGGAGATAGAGTGATCATGAATGACCGCTACCACGTGGCGGATAAAAATAGGGGCGTTGTTTTTACGGTGCGCTCCGAGCCTTGGAGCCTGTGCGGAACGGAAGTTGTTTTGTTGGAAGGTCGTAGTGGCGGGTTTGCCGTGGACGGTCTGACGGTGGTGGAGGAGGCGAAATGATGGACTTAAAAATAAGAACAGAAAACGCGCTCCTTACGCTTATGGTACACGCCGGGAACCTCGGCTTCCGTTACTTGCGCGACGCAATTATTTTTGTCGTTGAGGACGAAACGATGATTGATAACATGACGAAGAAACTTTACCCGTCCGTTGCGGCGCAGAATAAAACAACGGCAAGCGGCGTCGAAAAGGCGATGCGTCACGCAATAGAACGAGCATTTGTGAACTGCGAGAAAGACCGTTGGCTGCAATATTTTCCGCAGGCTATGAAGGTGCCAACAAACTCAGAGTTTATTGCAGTTTTGGCTATGCGGCTACAGAGGGACGGCGATGTTTGATGTAGAGCATCCCACCATTACCGCTATCCAGCGCGACGGGTATCCGCCCTGCGTCCGCCCAGAAAACTCCGATACACCGCAAACCAAGATGGAGTTTGTGGAGGATCACGCGGATGAATTTGTCCGGTTCTGCCGCTTCGGTGGCGATCAGGATGTGATTGACCGTTTTGTTGAGCATTACAGAAGCCAGTATCAGAACTGGTTGAATTGAGGTGTTTTTATGCTAAAACCATATAACGAGCTTGTAAAAATTGATGTTATGCCGCATTGCGATAAGCGCAAGGCAAAAGATGACAACGGGAGGCAAATTGAGGTCCCGTACCTGAATTGGGCTATGTGCAAAAAGCTTTTACATGATAACGGCGCGGAATCCGTCTATTATACCCCGCTGAAAGATGCAGGTGGAAGCTATGTGTTCCGCTCTCTCGATGTGCAGAACAAGGATGGGCGAAAAACCGGGTGCTATTTCGTCTCCGTTGGAATCTGTATTGACGATAAATCTTTTCAGATGGACATGCCGCTACTGAACGGCTCTCTAGTTGTATATGAGGACACAATCAACCAGCTCCGCATTGCAAATTGCCACGCTCGCGCTTTTGTCAAAGGTGTTGCAATACATACCGGCCTTGGGTTTAGCCTGTGGGCGCAGGACCAGGATACCGACACTGCACTAGATGATCTTAGCGGGCATAACATCTTCGCCATTAAGCAGCGTGTGGAGCAGCTCGTTACAGCAAAACTCAGCAATGGGGTTGATATGCGGGACATGCTGTCCGTCCTCAATATCAGCGAAAAACAATTTAGTGCCGTCATGAAGTCCTTTGACAATATTAATTGGCTGGAAAGCCATATCAGGGCGTTATGATCAAAATCCACGACAGAAGCAAATGGTTTGGCGCATCTGATACCGCGATGATCATGGGCAGTTGGCGAACAAAGACGTTTGCGAAGTGGTGGGCGGTCAAGCTTGGATTGCTGGAAAACAATTTTACCAACACAGCCATGCAGACAGGGACAGCCTATGAGCACAAGATTTTAGACCATATCTGCGTTCATTGGAGAGACAGGCAGATCAAGCGTTATTTCTTGCGCCTGCGCGTCAACCTGGACGGGGAAACATCTGATATGGTCAGCGAGGTAAAGACCCACGGCGGCGAGAAATTTAAGGTATCAAAGGCATATTGGCAACAGTGCCAAGTGGAGATGTTCGCAGCAAAAAAGCAGTGCAGAATCGTGGCTTATCGCCTCCTGCCAGAGGACTATATCAACTGGTTTAACCCGATTGATGACACGAGAGTAACCTATCATCCAATTGATTATGATCCCGTTTGGATCAAAGAAAAGTATCTCCCGCGCCTGAAGCACCTCGCATGGTGCCTGCGGAAAGGACGGTGGCCCCGTGAAACTGACCTTTGATAAAGCCAGATGGATCGAGGATTGTGACGGGCTATGGCTGTGCCTACGCCCGTCCTACCCCCGCCAAGCCCTCCAGTTTGTCGGGAATAAAAAAGACCGGCTTTATGATGCTGACCTAAAAGAGCACCGAGAAAAACGGAGCCTTGATGCAAATGCCTATTGCTGGCTACTGCTCGGCAAGCTTGGGGAGCACTACAACGTACCGCCGGAGAAAATATACAGGCAAAATATCAGGTGTATGGGCGGCAATTATGACGTTGTCGCAGTGGTATCCAATGCCGCTGATAGTTTTAAATCAAAATGGGAATCAAACGGCCTCGGGTGGATGGCGGAAGCGTTTGAAAGCAAACTTTACGGGTGTACAAATTTCCGCTGCTTTTACGGCTCCTCTCAGTATGACACGCATCAGATGTCGCAGCTCATAGACCGCATTATAGACGATTGCAGTGCGGTGGGTATTGAGACACTCACACCCGATAAAATCGCCGCCATGAAGGAAGGATGGGCCAATGGATAGCATTTTACAAAGCTCTAAGGAGTGTTACATAACCGGGGCAACCACAGAGTTGCACAAGCATCATATTTTCTTTGGCCCCAGACGCAGCGCGTCCGAGAGATACGGCTTGTGGGTGTGGCTCCGCGCAGACTGGCACAACATGGCCGACTATGGGGTACATTTTAGCCGTGTTCTTGACCTGCGTTTAAAGCAAAAGGCGCAGGAAGAATTTGAACACACTCACAGCCACGAAGAGTTCATGCGGATCATCGGAAAAAATTATTTATAGGAGCTAATTTTATGCTTAATCGAATCATTTTACAGGGGCGTTTTACCGCAGATCCTGAGTTACGTCAAACCCCTTCCGGCGTATCCGTCTCCAGTTTCACGGTAGCTGTTGATCGCGACTTCAAAAACAAGGAGAGCGGCGAAAAAGAAACCGACTTCATCAACTGCGTTGCGTGGCGCGGTACAGGTGAATTCGTGTCCCGTTACTTTACCAAGGGAAGTCTTGCCGTGGTGGAGGGACGTTTGCAGATGCGCCGTTATACAGACCGTGACGGCAATAAACGTATTGCGGCGGAGGTTGTGGCCGATAACGTCTATTTCGGCGGCAGCAAGAAGCAGGACCCGTTGGACGGGCTGCAACAGGCGGCGGATAATTACGGTGTTTCTGGGCAGTTTGAGGAGTTGCCGGATGACGGTGAGTTACCTTTTTAGGCGGTGATTTAGGTGATAGATCAGGGGTTCATCAAGGTGCACCGTTCAATACTCAGTTGGGAATGGTACCAGGACATAAACACGAAAACCCTATTTCTGCATTTGCTACTTACCGTCAATTGGGAGCCTGGAAACTGGAGGGGAATCACAATCGAAAGAGGCCAAAGAGTGTGTTCCCTTCCGGTGCTTTCGAAAGAAACAGGGTTGTCAGTGCAGTCGGTACGCACTGCACTAAATCACTTAAAATCAACAGGAGAAATAACAGACGTTTCAACCTCCGAATACCGCACCATCACTATAAAAAACTATGAATCTTATCAGATGCTAACAGACAAATCAACAGACGACCAACAGACCATCAACAGACGACCAACAGACGACCAACAGCTATTAAAGAAGAATAAGAAAGCAAGAAAGCAAGAAGAAAAAGAATATATAAGCGATTCCGCCTTCTTTTCCTTCTCAAATGGCGACGAAGAGTTGCTAAATGCACTGAATGACTTTTCTGAAATGCGCATTAAAACCAAAAGCGCACTGACCGATAGAGCGAAGGAACTTCTTGTTTTAAAACTCAAAACGCTTGGCAACGGGCGTGACGAGTGGATAGCCATATTAAACCAAAGCACAATGAACAACTGGAAGGGCGTATTTGCATTAAAAGACAAAGGAGGCGGTCAGGACGGAATCGCAGGAAACAAGAAAGAAACTGGTGGGGATAGTAAGCCAGATCGGAAGCTCCCAGGAGTCATTTACCTCTGACGAACTCATAGCATATGAACAGCGCCGGGCGGACCGGATAAATGCAGAACATGGAAACCTCTCTGGTCTCGATTGCCCTGTATGCCTAAATAAAGGATATACGGCGGTTTTAAGCGGCGTGAATATCCTGAATAGGGAGTGTGCCTGTATGGGGCGCAGACGCTCGATATGGCGCATCAGAGACAGTGGATTAGAGGACATGCTATCCAGATGCACATTCTACACGTACCAAACGCCGGAACAATGGCAAAAAAACGCAAAACAGGCGGCAATGAACTTTTTGGACGACCATGACGGCAAATGGTTTTGTGCCCTTGGCGCTGTTGGATCGGGGAAAAGTCACTTATGCACGGCGATATGCGGAGCCATGCTGCATGACGGGTTGGAAGTGCGGTATATGAAATGGCGGGATGACGCAACGCAGATTAAGGCCGTTGTGAACGATGCCGAGGAATACGGGAGGCTGGTTGAACCGCTTAAGCGCGTGAAGGTGCTGTACATAGACGACTTTTTTAAGACTAAGGATGTGACGCAGGGTGATATCAACCTTGCATTTGAAATCCTAAATCACCGGTATATCAATCGTGGCCTTATTACCGTCATAAGCTCGGAAAAGACGGTTGACACGCTGATTGCAATTGACGAGGCAATAGGTAGCCGAATCTATGAGCGGAGCCGTGATTACTGTGTCAACCTTGCGGGGGACGACAAGAATTGGAGGCTGAAATGATTAAATTTACCATACCAGGCGCACCGCGAACTAAGAAAAACAGTATGCGAATCGTAAGACGTGGCAGTAAAGTGATCCCGATCCCATCGAAAGCCTTTGAGGAATATCAGGACATGGCCGGGATTTACATACCGTTTAAATGGCAGCTGATGGACAAGCCCATGAATGTAAAATGCACGTACTACATGGACACACACGGGAAAGTTGACCTGTTGAATCTGCTTGGGGCCACCTGCGATATCCTGACGCACTACGGCGTAATCAGGGACGACAACAGCAATATCGTGGTCAGCCATGACGGGAGCCGCGTTTTGTACGACAAGCAAAATCCAAGGGTGGAGGTTGAGATTGCGGAGGCATCAAATGCAGGGGTGGAGCAAGGATAAAACATCCAGACAGCTAGACGACTACATCCCATACCACGACACCCCGGAGCAAATCGCAATGTGCCTATCGTGCGAAAAAACAGCCAGGCAATGCGATATATGCAGCAGCAGGGGCTATATGGCAGACCCGCTGCCACGGTTGGATGCAAGCATGTTTAATAAACTTTATGAGGCAGGTATGAGCGACCGCAAAATTGGGGTACTGATGGGCGTTACCCTACAGACTGTATATCGGCATAGGACGGAAAATGAATTGCCACCAAATTGCCCGCAGGGGCGAAAACGGAAAAATTAACACGGAGCCGCGCGGCCTCCCTGATCAGGAGGGAAATTGATGAAACACCTTGGAGATATCACAAAAATTAACGGATATGACGCGCCTGTGGTTGATGTAATCATCGGGGGCAGTCCATGCCAGGACCTGAGCGTTGCGGGCAAACGTGCCGGGTTATCCGGTCAGCGGTCGGGTTTATTTATGGAGCAAATCAGGATCATAAAGGAGATGAGAGATCATGACAGAATTTCCGGCAGAGCAGGTCGATTTCTCAGACCTCGGTATATGGTCTGGGAAAACGTCCCAGGAGCGTTCAGCAGCCAAAACGGAGAGGATTTCCGCGCCGTCCTCGAAGAAACGGCAAGGATCGCGGACGAAAGCGCCGCTATACCTGGACCTGAGAAAGGGAAATGGGCAAACTCAGGCTGCATCATGGGAGACGGGTGGAGCATTGCTTGGCGCGTACTCGATGCACAGTTTTGGGGAGTCCCCCAGCGCCGTCGTAGAATCGCGCTTATCGCAGATTTTGGAGGATACACCGCCCCAGAAATATTATTTGAGCGCAACGGCCTGCCAGGGGATATTGAGGAGAGCGGAGCGCCGGGGGAAGGAGCTGCCACCGATGCTCAAGGAGGCACTTATCCGGCAATCGCGCGTAGCCTGACCGCCCGGAATGATGGCAGCCCGTGCATTGACAGGGGGCCGCAGATTGTTTGCGCTGGCTTCAGCGGAAAAGCGGGAGCAAAATCCGGCGGCGTGGCGTACCAGAATGAATGTGCCCCAACGCTGAAAGCGGAACAGGATTCGCATGTGATTTGCCTGCCGATCAACGACAAAGCAACGCGGTATCAGGGCGGCGGAGATACGCGCAACGGGGATGGCTCTGGCAACGGGCTTGGGATTGGAGCAGATGGTGACCCGTCGCCAACGATTACCGCAGGCGACCGCAACGCGGTATGCGTCCACCCCGTTATCGCGGGGACGATTTGCGCAAGCGGTGCAGGCACGAATCGACCGGCGGGGCAAGCAAACGAGACGGATTTGTGCATCGTGCAGGCGATTGACTGCCGGAATGATGCGGTTGGGAGCGTCAGCGGAACATTGCAAGCAAAAACCAACGGCGGGCAAAGTCTAAATTGTATCAATCCGATCATGGCTGCGGGCTATAAGGCGTTTGGGGAATATGTCCAAACGGATGTCTGCAAATCACTACTCAAAAGCGATGACATCACAACCGGAGATTTGATTGTGGGAACCGCCGTCCGCCGCCTTACCCCGCTGGAATGTGAGCGCCTACAGGGATATCCAGATGGGTGGACACTGATACCGGACTACATAGACGGAAACGGCAAGAAAAAGACTGTCTCTGATAGCGCACGGTATAAGGCGCTGGGGAATTCAATCGCCCTGCCGCCGTGGAAATGGGTGCTGAAACGCCTGTGTTCCCATTATGAGAGGGATGCGACCATGGCAAGCTTGTTTGATGGCATCGGCGGGTTTCCGCTGATCTGGGAGCAGCTAAACGGGCGTGGAACATGCCTGTGGTCGAGCGAGATCGAGGAGTTCCCGATCGCGGTTACTAAATACCGGTTTGAAAGGAGTGAATAAATATGACCGACCCAAAGGAGATTGTGAGGGAACTGCGGTGCACCAAGAATGAGAACGACGGGTGCAGGACGTGCGCATATCAGGTTATGTATAATGGGCGATTTGACCACTGCAACACCGAAAAATTGGAGTTTGATGCCGCCGACCTGATAGAGTCCCTCACCGCCCAGTTTGAAGCCGCAAAAGCAAATGCCATGATACAGGAGCACATTATCACCAACAGCCATAACCCGTTTGATAAAGATAAGATTGTCAGGCTCATCATGGAAAAAGCTGAGCTGGAACAGCAGATCACCGAATCCAGACGCCGGGACGCCCCGTCTGTCTGCACCGAGGAAGTTGTAAATCACGGGATGAACGTTTCCGGGGAGTATGACATTGATGCTTATCTGCTTTGCCCTATATGCGGTGCTGCTGTGGGTGACGCGGAATATCAGGAACTGAACGGTGATTACTGCCATAAATGTGGGCAGCGGATTATGATTGCCCCACAACAGGACGAGGAGGCAAATTAACGTGATCAAGAATTTAAGGTGCTTTAAGTGCCACGGCGATAGCGCCACGCTTACATATGAGGAAAACCGCATTTATAAAGTGTCCTGCCAATGCGGCTGTGAGTACACCTTTGAGCACAGCAGCCAGTCTGCGGCCCATGAGTACCATAACAAAATGGTAGAGCTGTACGCGGAAATCGACGGCAATGCCACTTTGAAAGCGGAGAACGCTGACCTCCGTGCCCAACTTACCGCCTATAAGGAAACGGATTTGACGTCAGAGGAGATATTCCAGATGCGGCGCGAGTGGCGCGATACGGAAAAAGGCTTACGAGATAACGTCATCCAACTGCAAGCCCGACTCACCGCCTCCCAGCAGCGTGAGAGGGCGGCGGTGGTGGAGCGTGATGTAGCAATTAACCAACTGCACGGTAACTGCTGGGCGTGCAAACACGCCAAACCGTGGGAAATGGGACTAAGGACATTGCAGACATGCGATCACATGCGTGCCTTGGCAAGTACTGGGCGACCAAAGTGTGAGCATTGGGAATGGCGCGGCCCACAGGAGGCCGAGGAAGGAGCAGATGATGGGATTCAGCGAAATTAAAAACGTAACAGGTGTTTTTATCAACGGGAATGAGGTTGTGATTACCGGGACACCGAATGAGGATGACGAAAAACACAACTGCGATGAAATGGGATGCGGAAGCTGTGATCATGTTTTGCTTCTCGGTTTGTTGCGCCTAAAGGAAAAAGGATACGACGAAAGCAAGCAGGAGGCCGGGGAAGGTGAGCCAACATGAATATAACCTCGCAGGATATCCTAAATCTGGTTAATGCATATGCGAGCATCAGAGCGGCAAAAGATAGAGGTAGCGGGTATAAGATTTCAGACTGCTATGGGGACGATATTTTAACAGCACTTTCTGCTGCGACAAAAAAATATACACAGGCCATTAATCAGGTTGGGGATGGTGAGCAGGATGAATAAATTAAATATTGCCGGAATCCTGAAGACGTATTCTGAAAAGTGCTCTCTTGCAGAAACGGATAAGCAGCTAAAAAAGTTTCTTCGAGATCTAAAAAATGATCTAAAGGAGGAAATGCAAAAGGAGGAGGCCAACGAAAATGAGCAAATCTGATGCGCTGTTAATCCCTGCGGTTATAGGCGGCGGGAATTATTATGCGAACATCACACTCCCTTATGAGGGGGCATCAGTGCAGAAACATTACTGCGAGAGGGGTAGCGCCGTCAGGTGCCATATCTGCGGTGCAAGCGGAAAGACACTCTATAAGTGCGGTGACGGGTATATTTGCGTGGAGTGCAGGAGGAACGAAAATGAGTGAACCGTTGAAGGAGTGTCCGTTTTGCGGAGGGAAGGCGGCACTTGAAATCAATGACGACCATGCATCCAAGATATTTATTTACTGCAAAGAGTGCGGGATATCAACGGATACATACATTTGGACCGATAAGGATGACGCTGTCACCGCATGGAACCGCCGTGCCCAGCCCGACAACGCTCCGCTCACGCTGGAGGAGCTGGAGCAGCGAATTGACCCCGTGTGGGTACCTCTGGATTCCGGGCCGGACAAGGGCTTTTGGTGCCTGTGTTATAAAGGCGAAATTACACCGCCCTCGTGCGGAACATTCATGGCGAAGGATCGGCCAAACTGGACGTTCTACCGCCGCAAGCCGGAAGGAGGCGCAATATGACAGATAGCAATAAACGATGGGCAGTAGAGGGATGCAATCACGTTTTGTATTTTACCCCGTTTCATGACGAGGAACAGATTGCTGTTTTATCCTTGGATGATGACGGCGACTGGTGCTATTCGAGCAAAATGCTGGGCGTTTACAACGAGTACATGTTTACCGAGACGCTGGAAGATTCCAAAGCATACGTCGAAACTTGTGTCGTGGAGTATTACGAGAGCCAAATCGGTTACTACACGGAGCTTAAACGATTGTTTGAGGAGGGTAAAGATGGATAACGAAAAACTAATCCACGAGGCGCGGGAGTTGTGCGAGAGATTGCGTAAATACACCTATTGGTGTGGTAGTTCAAGCCTCGCATCACACGACATCCATCCGTTAATTTGTGACGTGGCAGTCGATGCACTTACATCCGTGCTCGACCTGCTTGCCGCCAAGGATGTGGAGATTGAGGAGCTACAAAAGACTCTTGCGATAATTGCGGAAAGTTTTGCGCTATTAACCGCCCGCTCCGAAAAAGCGGAGGCGGAGAACGATAAAGCGGCAGCGTTTATCCGCTGGATTGACGATAATTTTAGCCGCTACATGCCAAAGGAATACTTAGACAGGCTGATTACCTTGGAAGGTGAGTATTTTAAGTCTCGCCGTGCAGCGCCAGAGAAGGAGGGTAGCTGATGTTTATTGATACAGATTCGGGCGGGGCGGTACTCTCTGATGATGCCACCGTTGATGATTTGATAAAGGTTGGGATTGTGAGAGAGGATGCGGAAACCATAATGGATTTTATCGCGCAGGCAAAGGTACGTGACAAATCCGCCCAAGCTGCGTTGGAGGGGAGAGTATGAGACTGATTGATGCGGATGCGCTGAAAGAGTCATTAGAACCTATGACATGCGGGAAAGCAAGGAACCAATCTTATCGTGATGGCTTAAATGACGGACTACATGATTTCTTTCCGCAAATTATCAATAAGGCTCCCACCATCGAACCGCCTGTGGTGCATGGGAGGTGGATACAGCATATGGAACCTGATCTTGATTGGGTTAAGTATGAGCAAGAGTGCAGTGCATGCGGCAAGAGAGCCAAAGGAACTCACGGAACTGATTACTGTCCATCCTGCGGCGCTCGGATGGATGGTGACACCCATGACTAACCCATGCTACGGCTGCACAAAACGCCGTCTGTTTTGCCATTCATCCTGCGCTCGGCGTAAGGCATACATGGCTGTAAAAGACACACAGGACGCGGTGAGGCGGGCGCAAAAACGCAAGGAATACGACGTGATGGAATATCATTTGAGGAGGGTTAGGGTGAGGTGAGCGAAGTACTTAGGTGGGATACGGTGTCAATCCGCAAACCTTGCAAGTGCCCGCTGTGTGGTCGTACGATGCCTATAAAAAGCCGAATGGTATCTGCGGCATGGGCAGACGGCGGCACGGTGTTCAGCGAAAAATTCTGCCGCGTGTGTGAGGAATACTGGCGATCGGAGCTGAATGGGGAAGAGACAACATTTGACGGTGACCCAATTTACGGAGATGATTTTGAAACATGGGAAACTATGCGGAAGAAAATGGAGGCATCTATATGACCAGAAAATCAATCCTTGACGGTGCAATGCAGTGCGTCACCACTGACCGGGAGCGGCAGTATGGAGCGCCGGAGGATAATTTTAAGCTGATCGGGCATCTATGGGGTGATTACCTCAGGGCGAGTATGGAGACGATTATCCGTGACCCAAGCCCAGATGAGGTGGCTATTATGCTTGCATTGCTCAAAGTCGCTCGTATCGCCACAGGACAAGCCAAAGAGGACAATTACATAGACCTTGCAGGGTACGCGGCGTGTGCCGGGGAGATTGCGGGTAAGCGGGCAGAAGAGGAACCGCAACCCACTGTTAAGACCTACCGCGATGTGGTGGCGGAGAGATGGCCGTCAAAAATAAACGGGAGTCCAGATGATGGTTTCGTTGACCGTTGTCCAGGTGATTATTTTGATGGAGCAGCCGACACGCCGCCGACATGCAGTTTAGATTGCCGCGTGTGCTGGTCTCAGCCATACCAGGGTGAGGAGATTATTTACAGGGGTGGTGCTGATTGACAAACCAAGAGAAGAAAGAACAGTTGCAAAAATACAGGGAAGCGGACGGTAGCCTCAATCAAAAGTTAGAGGAATTGTCCAGGCTAAAGGCTTTGTGTTGCAAGGTTACGACAACCATGTCGGATATGCCAAAGGGCGGATGTGCAGTCAAAGAGGATACATACATCAGGATGATTGAACTGGGCAACGAAATTAACACTGATATTGACGCTTTAGTGGACAAGCGGCACGAGATAGAGCAACTTATTATGACGGTTGGAAATCCTACCCTTCAAACACTGCTCAGGTATAGGTATATCAATGGGGATAAATGGGACGTAATTGCAACTAAGATGGGGTACGAGGTGTCAAACGTTTTTAAGCTTCACGGGCAAGCGTTGGGAGCATTAAGTATCGATATTTTTCCAGTATGAAATGTGCTAAAATAGTACCATCCAGTAATGGATAGCACCTCTTTCCACTCATGAGATTCTCCTTCAACCCATAGCGCAGGGGGATATACTGCGCTCTATATGCCGCTAAGTGTTGGCTTTACTACGGTTCGAACCCGTGGGGCGGCAATTCGTTCATGATACTTCTTTTCTTTTGGCAGTCGTCCTATGGGGCGGCTGTCTTTTCTTTAGGACACGGTGGGCATGAACACGGCAATAAGGCGAGGGGCGGGACGCTGCTGTGCGTAAAAAATAAAAGCAGAGGTGGTGACGATGGCTGATTGGATTGCATTGAAAAACGAATATGTCAATACTGATATCAGTTACCGTAAACTAGCTGAAAAATATGGAGTATCATTCCCTACTGTAAGGGACCGGGCGAAGAAAGAAAAATGGGCTGAAGAAAAGGCGGCACAACGTCACAAAGTCGTTACAGTAACGTCACAAAAAATAGCCGCTGTCACAATCAAAAAAGAAGTTGACCGCGTAACTAGGATCATCAACCTTGCTGACCGACTGAGCGATAAGCTAGAAGAATCAATCGAGCAGCTTGATACCTACATCGTCCGAAACAAGGTCAAGGTCAAAGAAGTTGAATACAACGACGAGACGGCAATCGGTAAGCCAACGAGGGAAGTTATAACGGAGACTGAGACGGTTGAGGTCGAGCAAGGAAATATCGATAGGCAGGGGTTGAAGCTTCTGACCGCCGCCCTGAAAGACTTAAAGGAAATTCAGACATCTTCAGAGGTTGACAAAACTGAGGAAGAAGACGACAACTTCTATAACGCTGTGGAAACGGCAGTCAAAAGGCTTGGTGGTATAGAATGAGATTTGACACTATATCTCCAAAGCAAGCACAAATATTTATGTTTCCACATGAAAAATACGATGCATTAATCTGTGACGGAGCGGTCAGAACGGGAAAGACGGTCAACATGATCGCCTCCTATATCGAATGGGCAATGAATGAGTTTTCTGGCGCCTGTTTCGGTATCTGTGGAAAGACTGTAAGCGCGGCAGAAAGAAACATTATTCAACCCCTACAGCAGATTAGAAGCGTCACAAAAAAATATAACATTTCCTATACTCGCTCCACTTCGCTTATGACAATCAAGCGGAATGGGCGGGTAAATTATTTCTACGTGTTTGGCGGCAGGGACGAATCATCATACATGCTTATTCAGGGCATTACCCTTGCCGGGGTATTGTTTGATGAGGTTGCATTAATGCCTGAATCATTCGTGCAGCAGGCAATCGCAAGAACGCTTTCAACTCCAAATCGAAAGCTATGGTTTAACTGCAACCCGGCGAACCCAATGCATTGGTTTTACCAGGAGTGGATACTGAAGCTTCAAGAGCACAACGCAAAACACCTGCACTTTCTAATGTCGGACAACCCCGGCCTCTCACCTGAAGCCATTGATAAGGCAAAAGCGGACTTCAGGGGCGTATTTTACAGTCGGTATGTGCTGGGGGAATGGGTTGCCGCCGAAGGAATCATATACCCCGCGTTTGACAGCCTGAATACATACAGCGACGAGACAAGGAAGTTCGAACTCGAAGCACTTGCAATTCGATACTGCTCTGTTGACTACGGGTCCGAAAACCCGTGTGTTTTCCTCGATATTTACGATGATGGCGACACGGTATGGATTGACCGAGAGTATTTTTGGGATGGACGAAAAGAAAGCAGGGTAAAGACCAATGATGAATATGCATCTGATATGTGTGAGTTTTTCAGCGAAAGACCGCCGTTAACATCGGTAATCGTTGACCCGTCAGCGGCGGCATTCAAGGAGCAGCTGCGAAGGAATGGATTTTTAGTCCGGGACGGAAAGAACGATGTCATTGACGGAATAATGCGTGTTTCCTCTCTGGTGTACCGCAAGAAGCTAAAAGTACATGAACGGTGCATTAACACGATCAGAGAATTCAAAAGCTATGTGTGGGATGAAAAAGCCCGTCAGCGCGGAGAAGAACAGCCATTAAAGCAAACGGACCATACTATGGATGCACTACGGTACTTTGTAAGCACAGCGGTACAAAAATACAGGACAACGGGGTGATACGATGGGCAAAAAACAAGTAAATAAAGTTGTATCACAACCGACAACTGCGGAGGACGAGCTCGTGCAGGAAGTTAAGCAACAGATTGCTATGGACGCATTTGCAAACCCTCCTGCGAAGTTGGGATATGGCGCGGAGAACCTTACGGAATCGGCAGAGTACCCGATCACGCGCCTAACCCAAAACTACATGTTGCTTCTGTCGTTGTATCGTGGGAGTGGAATTTTAAAACGTATCGTCAATAAACCCGTCGAGGACGCGCTTTCACATTGGTACAAGATCACCTCACAGATCACGCCGGAACAGTCCGACATGCTGCATAGACTGGAACGCAGAACTAAGATGCGACAGAACCTTGAAAAAGGGTTGAAGTGGGGTCGGCTGTATGGCGGCGCGGCAGGCCTGATTATGATTGATGGACAAGGGGATATGCTCAATGAGCCGTTAGACCTCAATACAATCGAGCCTGACAGCTTTAAAGGCATATACATAGTAGACCGATGGTCTGGCGTTTACCCGTCTCTTGAGATGGTGGACGACATCGGTAGCCCTTCATTTGGCGAACCAGAATATTACCAAGTGCGTGTAAATGAAGAATCTACGGCGGATATGACGGTTCACCACAGTAGAATTCTACGGTTCACGGGGGAAGAGTTGCCATATTGGGAACGGCAAGTGGAACAGTGTTGGGGATCGTCCGTCATCGAAACTATCTTTGATTCTCTGCGACGATATGACAATACAATCGGGAATATTGCTCAATTAGTGTTCCAGGCAAACATTTGGACGCAAAAGACTGAGGGGCTGGAGCAAATGCTTTCTATGGCCCCTACAGCGATGCAGAACAACCTATGGAACACTCTCCACGCACAACAGGCCATTATGTCGTCGTTCAACACTCGGCTGATAGGGGAGAATGATGACTTCCAAAGCCAAGCTTATTCTTTTTCTGGACTTGATAAGGTTTTTGAAATCTTCCAGTATGACATGTCCAGTGTGACCGGAATCCCAATAACAATCCTTTTTGGGCGTTCGTCTGACGGGCTCAATGCCACCGGAGACGGGGACCTTGAAAACTATTATACCTTGCTCGATGGTATCAATGAAAACAAAGTCAGACCGTTGATTGAACAGCTTTTGCCTGTTATGTGCATGTCTGAATTTGGTGGGATACCGGACGACATAGATTTTGGCTTTAACCCGGTTCGTGTTCCTGATGAGAAGGAAAAGGCCGAGATCGCCAATTCAAAAGTAACGGCGATTGTGGCGGCGCACAGTGAGGGCATCATAAACGATAAAATAGCCTTAAAAGAACTTAGGGCGTTGTCAGAAGGAACCGGCATGTTCTCAAATATCACGGATGGCGACATTGATAAGGCGGATGAAATACCAGATTTTCCAGACCTGCCATTTTCGCAGGAAGCACCTAAGGATGATGAGTAATGAAATTCACCGCTTGGGAGGCCCGTAAACATATTGAGAGTAAACACAAGGCCGCCTTACGGAAACTAGGGCGGTTTTTATCTGCCTTGATTGATGATGGCGACAGCCTTGATATTGTTGTTCAAAAGCTGAACTCTGCTTCTAAATCTGATGAAATTGTAAAATGGTCTGAATCCTTGGCCCATACCTTCGTCACAAATACCCTCGAGGAAAATGCGAAAACGTGGCGGCAGGCAGCGGCAATGTCGGGGCAAGGCAATATGATCCGAAAGGAACTAGAAAACGAATTGCGAGGGCCCATAGGCGAAAAAGTGAAGGAGCTAATCGATCAGAACGCACAATATATCAAAAGCGTTCCCGAAGGCGTTGCAAAAGACCTTGTGCGGCATATCCATTCAAAAGCATATGAAGGGAGCCGAGAGGCAGAAAAGTCGCCAGACTTCAAGGAAATGGTTTGCGAAATGTCCAACAACCACGCAAAACTTATTAGCCGGACCGAAACGAGCAAAACCATGTCAGCTTTGACGCAAGCAAGAGCAGAATACACCGGGCATGATTGGTACATCTGGCACACCTCAAAAGACCAGCGCGTAAGAGATTCACACAAACTGATGGACGGTGTTTTGTGCCGGTTTAGTGATCCGCCTGACCCAGAAGAGATTAATGGAGAAAAGGGGAATGGGCATTATGGGCCAGGCAATATTTTCAACTGCCGATGCTATGCTGCACCCGTCATACTGTGGAAAAACGTTTCTTGGCCACATGCGGTCTATGCAAATGGCCAAATCAGAACGATGAGTAAAACGGAATTCCAAGTGGAGTTTGGGGTGGTGGCCGCATGAAACGTAATAGATATCCGCTGCTCGGCAGTAGATCTATTGGCAGAGATAGACCGCCATTCGGATACGCAAGCATCAACATAATTCCACCAGCAAAGAAGGTGACACATATGCCGGAACAAAAGGAAAAAATCAACGAAACCTACTTTGACGTTTTAAAGCAGGCGCAAGCCATGGAAAACGATGCAATTGCAATCGGGTTAAAATTGCTATCAATGGCTCCCGAACAAGATTTGCAGCAGCTCATTGAGATAACCAATGACGAAAACGACCATGACCGCATTTACGCAGCTATTTTATCACGTTGCCAGGAAGAGGGCGATTAAATGCCACTTGCTTATTACGGATCTAAAATCAGTCCAAATATCACAAAAACGCCCGAAGGATATCTAATTTGCCATGACGTGCCTATAAATCGCATCGGGGTATACAAATATCTCGGCTGTGAAATAGGACGAGACGGCGCGGATATGGACCGGGAGTTTGATATCTTGAGGCAACCGGGCGAGGTATTTGACGATGCCACCCTTGCTTCTTTTGAGGGTAAGCCAATTACGGACGGGCATCCGCCGGAAGACGTAACGCCCGACAACATCGGTTCTTTCAGCCGAGGGCATGCCCAAAGCGTCAGAAAAGGTGCAGGGAAATATCAGGGTCAAACAATTGCGGACCTGTACATTACAGATTCGCAATTGATTGGCGATGTGATGAACGGTAAACGCGAAATCAGTTGCGGATACACCTATGTACTTTCTCAAAATAAAAACGGAACGCTCGAACAACGAAGCATTCGCGGAAATCATATTGCCGTGGTCGAAAAAGGCCGCGCAGGAAGCCGCGTTGCAATACATGACGAACAACCAGAAAGGGGCAAAACAATGAGTAAAACTCACGATGGCGGTTTTTTCGGAAAACTCTTTAAGATTGCTGCAAAAGACGACTCCATGACAGTGGATGACATGGAAAAACTGGCCAAGCTGTCTGCCGCAGATGAGGGAGCAAACCTAGTTGACCCGAATCCTGTAGAAGGGCAACAGCACAATGGAACCGACGAAGGCGATGATCTCAAGCAAATGTTCGCTGCAATTCTGACTGAATTAAAGAGCCTGAAGAGCACAGAAGCTGCCGAGGACGAGGGCGACGATCTGGAGGGCATCGGATCAAAAGAAGATCCCTCAGAGGAAAAGGAAACCCAGTTTGGAGAGGATGAGCCAGAAGATCAGGAGAACGAAGTAACTGTTTCTCCTGAGGAAGTCGGCAAATCTGCTACCGATTCCGCCCGTGCAATCGCGCAGGAAATGAGGACCATCCTCAAAAAGAATATCCCCGACCCTGTGGCCTATAAGAGTGCCGCCAAGGATGCCGCCGCCGCAATCCGAAAAGAATTCGGCATAGGCACTAGCAATGTAGGATATCAGAAGTTCGCCCACGCCACCGCGGAAGCGGCGAAGAAACGCGCTTCTCGTGACGCGGCTGTATCAACCCAGAAACAGTGTGAGGATATGCAGAGCGCGTACAACGCCCTGAACCCCCACCATAAGGAGGCTAAATAATTATGCCCGGAACTGTAATCGGAAAATATCTCAACCATGGGTTCCCAGGAACCGTTGCCGAAATGGGCGATCAGCTTGTAAAAGCTTGGTCTAACCAAGGCGACGCGACAATGAAATTTGGCGAACCCGTATTTTATCTGACTACCGGCGTAGGTGCTGTAGGGTCCTCCGGGCTTGCGCCGACAGCTTCCATCTTCCATGGCATTGCCGTCGCTCATGTTCAGTCCGCCAACACCTACACGGCACAGAATATGGGTACTTACGATCAATACAAGGCGGTTCCAGTCATCGAGCGCGGAGCGGTATCTGTGCAGGTGAACAATACGGCGACCAATGCTCCCGCAATTAACGGAACCGCTTATGTCCGCATTGCGAACGGGACTACCGCAAAGCCAGTGGGCGGGTTTGAAGCCGCCGCAGACGCTACGACCTACACCGCAACCGTGACAACTCAGACAAGTACCAGCACTTCAATCGTGGTTTCAAGCGTGTCCAATCTTGCGGTTGGTATGACTGTTTCTGGAACAGGTATTCCGACTGGTGCGATTATTACCGCTATCAATAGCTCCACGCTCACCATCACAATTTCTGCCGCGGCGACTACTACCGCGAGTTCTGGCACTCTGACCTTTGGCGGCAATACAATCGCGCTTACCAATTGTTGCTGGGGCAGTACTGCGGATTCAAACGGCGTTGCAACGTTGGTTGTTAAGACCCGCAACAACGCGTAAGGAGGATAAATAAATGAGTTTTAAAGATGTTGGACAGGCGGTACAGAAAACCGCCCACGCAAACGCTTACGCCGTTCAAGCCCGTGATTCTGTTGCAACCGGACTGGCTGCGGCCCTTTCTGCTTATGACGCGGCGAGTTCATCCCCTAACGCGTTCCTTGTTTCTGAGCTGGAAAAACGCGATCCGCTCATTCGCACCCCGCTGACCACGGTAACGTGGGCTAAGAACATTCCCGTCCGTACCGGCGGCGGATGGGTTGACTATCTGTCTAACTTGACCATTGATTACGCATCTGCGGGCGACCTGGACGACCAGAACGTCAGCACCAACGGCGCAACAGTGGCCCCCGCCATTCAAGGCAACTTTGGCAAAGACCTGTATAAGACTCATATATTCGTGCAGCCCGTGTCCATCAACGAGTATGACATGATGAAGCAGAACATCACCGGGCGTTCACTTGACCGGCTACTGTCTGACGGCGTTCGTTTACATTATGAGAAGCACATGGATAAAAACGTGTTCCTTGGATTCTCCAAGTTTGGTACAACCGGGCTGCTGAATAATACCGGCGTCACTGCAACCACGGTAGCAACAAACTCCGGCGCAACATCCACCACGTGGGCAAACAAGACCGCCGCCGAAATCCTGAAGGACGTCAATGCCGCCTTGATCTATAACTGGGCCGCATCCGGGTATGATTACAGCGCGATTCCAAACCATATCCTGATCCCGTTCCAGCAGTATAACACCCTAATTACCCGCACCGTTACCGATCTCGCCAATATGTCCATTATGGAATACCTGAAGCAGAACAACATTGCCAATCAGAACGGTGAGGAACTTGTCTTCGGATGCTCTCTGTACAACACTGGCGCAGGAACCGGCAGCACTGACCGCATGGTCGTTTATCGCTCCGACGAGCGTTTTGTTGCTGTGGACGAGCTCCAGCCCCTGACCCGCATGAGAACCGTCTACAGCGCGCGCAATTCCAGCTTTGACACAAACTATGCGGCAAACATTTCTGAAGTTGAATTCTTCTACACTCAGACCGTTTCCTATTGGGACGGAATTTAAGGAGGAGAGCAAATGTTTATCAGTTCGAAGCAAGCGTTTCGGTTCACGGATGGAGAAAATGAGTTTACCGTTCCCGCTGGCTATGTCGGGGACTTTCCCGCCTGGGCAGCGCAGACATATTTGTATCAACTGGCGATCAAAGACGGCTCGATTACCGCCGTCGGAGAAGCTACCGATTCCGCAACCGCCGAATCCGAAGCAGATGCTGCCAACACCGCAGCAGAAGATGGCGCAACCGCAACCGCAACCGGGAAGGGCAAGGCTTAAAGCCTACCCTTCCTCCCTTTTGGGGGTGTAATAAGTGAGTGAATCTTATAGTCTAACGTCTGCAAGCGGAGTCTTGCTGTCGGAGGTTTCCACGGCAGCGAATTTAAATTCAGGGTCAAACCCAGCGTACACAACGTCTGATTTCACAACGGATTTTCCGCAGTTTAACAGCGCTGCAGTTCCAGACTCACTTCTTCAAAAATTCATTGGCATGGCAAATGCTAGCTTATCCTATAGCAAATACAACGATGTTTGGAGTTATTGCATGGGGTTGTATGTAGCCCATTTCTGCGCTCTGCTTGCAAAGAGCATGAAGAATGGGGATGCCGCTGGCGTTCAATCCGCAAAAAGCGTTGGGGATGTTTCTGTGTCCTATGATACTGACGCAATTGCAAGCGACCTAAACGGGTTTTCCACCTTTAAAGCTACAATATACGGTCAGCAGCTTGCCACGTTTGCGAAGATGGCCGGTACAGGCGGCATGACCGCATGGTAACGCACAAAGTCCATAACGGCGGAGCGCAGGGGATTATGGATAGGCTGAAAAACCTGTCCAGCCAAAAGGTCTGTGTCGGAATCCCGGCAGACAAGGACGAACGCGGCGAGAACCAAGGAGATGATGGGATTGGGAATGCCGACCTTGCGTACATCCACACTCACGGCGTGAGGCCGCGCGGAGTTCGGGAAGCAATGCAGCCGGAGATCAACCAAGGGGTTAAATATTCTGAGGCGTTGCAGATGTACATCCACGAACACGGATCATTTACGATGCAAGTGCCGCCCCGCCCCATCATCGAACCGGCAATACAGAGCGCAAGCGAAGATATTGGTGAACTGTTGGGTGAAGCTGCAAAGCAGGCCGCAGACGGGAGCGACATAGAAAAGCCACTTCATGATGTGGGTCTGTACGCGCAGTCCGCCGTCCAAGAGTGGTTTGTTAATTCAGAAAACGGATGGGCGCCTAACAGCCCGTCTACCGCCAAACGGAAGAAATCAGACAAGCCGCTGATTGATACCGGGTCCCTAAGAAAGTCCATTACCTACGTGATAAGGGGTGCAGACGAATGATTGATGTTTCAGAACTGATCCACGACCCCGATTTTGCATCGACGATCACGATTGAACGGACAAGTGCGGGACATTTTGAAAAGTCCGAATACGTGCGTAATAAAACCATCCTTACTGTTGAGGGTGTTATGGTGAACCCGCAGAACAGCAAGGAAATAGAGCAGACCTCAGAAGGCGACCGAGCTGCCGGTTATGTTGAGATTTACGTTGACCCCGATTTCAAGCTTTATGTGACCAGAAACAGGGAAGACGGAAAAAACAACATATCAGATATCATCATTGAGAACTATGGAACCGAATACGAGGTCAGATACAGGATAACAAATGTATTTGACCGCAGACAATGGGGCTTTACAAGGGCGCAGGCGATAAGGGAGGGCGCGATATGAGCCTTTACAAGACGCTTATGGACCTGCTCTATGACATTACAGTCACGGCACTTGACCTCGACTCTAATTCTCAGAATGTTGTCCCTATTGAGAACTATGAAAGCGTAGGGGGCCTGAGAAATCCAGCACAGAATTTCATTTTCTACGGCATCCAAACAACAGATGACGCGATTAACAAACAGGTAGATGTAATTGCAACAACCGGAACGAACGAAGCAATTGCGTACCAAAAAGTTCAGTACGTACGCAACCTGCGGTTCACGTGGCATTTTTACGGTGATGACGGCTTTGAATGGGCTGACACAATGCGCGTTCGTTTATTTGATACAGACATCAGAACAATGCTATCTGATTTAGGAATCACGATGGTAACGAATGTACCAGAAGCGTTCTACGTTCCTGAATTAATCGGTGGACAATGGTATAAGCGATATGATCTCACAGCGACATTTAATCAGCTCGTCACAAGAACAAACGAACTGCCGGCCATTGCGCTGGCAACGGTTTATATTGAAACCGAGGAAGGGGTTGTAGCTGAATGCTCAGTCTAAGTAACATTATCAGCATTACAGTAAATTTACCATCGTCAACAGTATCAACACAAAACTTTTCGCTTGGGTTAATTTTCTCCAAGAACTCTGTAATCACTACGGCTGAACGCGTTCAGGTATATTCCAGCACGGAAGAAATGATCTCCGCCGGGTTTGCTTCTGAAAGCGATGAAGTTGCAGCGGCTACATTGTATTTTGCTCAAAATCCTGCTCCTGCACAGATCGCGGTAGGGGTTCAGGATGATTCCGAAACGGCTGTAGCTGCGCTCACAGCCTGTAGGTCAGCAAACAGCGATTGGTATGCAGCCCTTCTTGTTGGGGCCGCAAAAGCCGATATTATCGCAATGGCGGCATACGTCGAATCAGCTACGCCTGCAAGCGTTCTGTTTTACACTACCGCCGATTCCGACGTTATCGCCGGGACCGCTGGGAATGTATGCTTGGCGCTTCAGTCGGCGGACTATCGCCGGTCTATTGGTCAGTATTCCACTCAGACCGAAAATGCGGCGGCGGCAATCATGGGCTACGCCTGCGGTGCATCCGATACGGCCTATGATCTGATGTTCAAGACAGAATCAGGAGTAACGGCGGAGACGCTTACAACTGCACAGGCTACGATTTTAGCAAATGCCAATTGCAACTATTACAGCACTTATGACAGCTCGTATACGTTCTTCTCAAAAGGCGTCATGGCAGATGGGTCTCACTTCGACGAAGTGATTGGAATTGACATCCTTACAGCAAACATCAAAGCAAACATCATGTCCGTGCTTACGTCGAACACGAAGGTTCCGCTGACCGACGCAGGAACTACGATGATTACCAGCGCAATTACCGATGCATGCAACGATTCTCTTACCAGCGGGTTTATAGCCGCAGGCGTTTGGAATGGCGCAGACGTTCTCGATCTGTCCACCGGGGATACTCTCTCTACTGGATACTCCATCCAGGCCGAAAGTGTTACAAGCCTTTCCACCGCAGACAAAACGGCCAGAAAATCACCGGCTATTTATGTTTGCATCAATCTCGCGGGCTCTGGCGAATCCTTCACAATCACGCTCAACGTTGACCGATAAGGGGTAAGATAAATGACAACTACGAACACCACATATTCATTTGCTGACGTTACATGCGTGATTTCTCACAGCTCCGTGGGTCAGAAATCGGTAAACGGTCTAGGCATCGGGAAAATAACTGTTGCCTATTTGGACAACCTCACCGAATCCGATTTGGGAGCAGACGGCGCGGTTATGGTGACGAAGGTTGAATCTGCGAGATGCAAAATTTCCCTTGAAATTCAGCAAACTTCTTCCTTGAATAAATGGCTTTTGACTTATGCCAACACTGTTAGAACGGCGGAATCCAGCGTGTGGGCAGGCGGCACTATCAAAATAACTGAGAACTTCACCAACGGCGCGGCAATTACGGCGTCCTACTGCTCTCTCATTAAGCGCCCTGACCGTTCGGACGCACAACAGGGTGACCACGTAACATGGGAATTCCTGAGTACCCATACGGAGGAATATTGATGAACGAAGCAACCTACAAAGATAGGAAGTTTACATTCGAAATTCCCAGTCCTTGGGATGGATGTGCAATTTTCAACATGATAACCGAATATAAACTTCCATTTTCCCTCGCAAAAAGCAACAGAAAATCGATGCCCCCGGATCAGCTTCAGGTTTTTATGCAGCTTTGCCTCAAACACTGCGTCGAGGATATTCCAGGTAGACCGCAGGTGGTCGATGACGATGGCGAAATCGGAATCAACGACGGAGATTCCCCGCTCATGGTATTTCTTACGACATCTTTTCTGAATTTTTTTACGGACTTCTGGATCGGGAACCGCTGAGTTTCAGGCCCAGAAGCCAAAAGTATTTCGTTGCTGAACCATCAAATGTCAACGCCGTGTTGTTTGCTCCTGTTATGGCGGGACTGTGGAGGCAGCATGAACTCAAAGACGGCACATATAACTACGTTGATTTGCTTGATATCCTTGAAATGATGAATGTCCAGTCGGAAAATCAAGAACGGGCCAAAGAACAGGCCAGAAGGGAACTCGAATATGGGAAAATACATTGAAGAATACCTAGTCGGGTTAGGGTTTGAACTTGATTCATCTGAGGGCGTGGCGTATCAAAAGATGCTGGAAGACTTAGAACAAAAGCAAAAATCCATGGAGGACCAGACCAGGAAGTCAACGGATACACAAAAGAAGGAAGCTTCCAAGCGGAACGAATCAAGGCAGCAGGAAAACTACACACTACTTGACCTCGAAAAAACATTGAAGCAGATATCCGGGCTATCTTCGCAGCTTGGGTCTGGCAATATTTTTGGGTCGCTTGTCTCCGGGGCGGCAAGCGTTTCAACACTTCAAAAAATGTTCGAAGGGCTTCAAAAATCACTTGACGATGCCGATAATTCTGCAAAATCAACAAAGCGGTCTATATTTGATTTGTTTAAAACAGACGGGGCAAAAAGCAAGAAAGAACCAGGCAAGCAAACGGAACCTACCAAAAAAAATACAGAGCCAGCAAATGAAGCGGCTCAATATACTTCTACTGCGGCAGAGGGGAAAGAAACCGGGAAAGGGTTTCAGGCCGGCGTTGTGGAAGAAAAGGCGCTTCAAGCCGGTATCACGGGAGAGACAGCAGGGGGGATGGCGGCAACAGCCGAAGGAGCGATATCAACCGCCGCCTCTGTTGCATTACCCGTAGCAATTGCAGCCGCCACTACTGCCGCTGTAGTTGCGTTATCAAACATGGCTGATAGCCTTGCATCGGCAAATGTTGACGTGGAAACCATGGCCAAGAAGTTTTGGATTACAAACGAAAACGCTTGGCAGCTGAATAATACGCTGAGCGCCATGGGAAAGACAACTTCCGACTTAAACGATATTGCACTAAATGATTCCTTGCGCGAACAATTTAACACGTTGCAGGAATATCAAGAGGCTATCTTAAGCCTTCCGAGTGATTTTGAATCGGTCAATGACCAATGGGTCGAGGGCGTTGATACCGCAAATTCAAAACTGAGTTTAACGTGGGCATATCTGAAAGAAATTGCGGCTTACAAAATAAGCAAAACATTTGAGCCGATAGCAGAAAATTTTCTAAATAATATTTCTGGGACGATAATGGAAATAGGGAACGTGTTTGGCCTTGTCAGCGACGAAGATTTAGAATCCTATTTGGACTCTTTGGTTGAAAACTCCAGCGATGCGGTAAAGGAATACTGGGGTGGTTATGCTACGGAGCAAGCAGAGGTATCAAGCGTGGAATCGGCGGCAACAACTTCATCAACATCACAGCCCGTAATTTCTGATTATCTCAACGGCGCAAATTATGCTCCGCAGTCATCCAGTTACACAGCAAGCAACAGTTCAAGCCTTCAAGTTGACTATTCTCCCCAAATTCAGGTGTACACACAAGCCAGCGACGCACAATCCGTAGCAAACTCAGTGTCAAAAACGGTTGTTTCCGACTTTGACAACATCATTTTAACAAAAAATCTTCAAGGCATGAACAGGTGATGAAATGTCGACAGCCTATTTAAGATCAAAAATCTCTGGGTTTATTTTTGACGTTTCTTTCAAGGAAGAGTATAGCTTTTCGAACCAAATTACGCAGCACCCGGTTCAGTCTGGGGCCAACATAAACGATCATGTTTATCGCCAGCCGGTAAAAATTACGTTTGATTTGGGTGTTTCTGATTGCCTAGCAAGCGTGGTAAGCGGTACATTTTCAAGTTACAGTTCGAGAAGCGCATCAGCATTTATAGTTTTAGAAGAATGGTGGAACCAAGCGACTGTATTGGATGTGAGTTGTAATATCAGCGGATGCGTTCTCCCATTTTACAACATGATTATTTCCGAACTGTCCATAACGAAGGACAAAAACACGCATCATGCAATCCGCGCAAATGTCACATTGCAACAGGTTGTTGTCACCAATGCCGTTTCGGTTGGCGTGTCGCTGCAGTCGTCCGATACTCAGACAACGAATGAAACAATCTCTGGGAACAAGACAATGTCTCCTGTTGACGAAAATTCAGACCTGTATAAGAAAACGATAGAAGCGGAACAAAGCGGGGGCTAATTCATGTACTCATATCTATCATTGACAAATTCCCCGAATCAAACATTTAAGGTAACGGTTCCTGGCGATACAAGGAGACTGAACTTTATTTTAAGGCAATCTTACAACGCGAAGGCTGGGTATTGGACGCTTGGTATTTATGACACTTTTTCAAATGCAGTTGTTTCCACCATTCCTTTAATCGTTGGAGTTAATCTGCTCGGTCAATATCAATATTTGGACATCGGGTCAATTTATCTGATAAATACCGGCGATGCATCTCTTGCCCCAGATGTTGATAATATCAGTAATTTTGTTTTATCGTGGAAGTTGGTGTAGTATGGCCGATACTTTTTATACATCCAACGGGAAAGTTATTTCTTCCTCTGTAAACTTCGGCAGAAAATACCGTGTTCTGATCTATTCTCACGCTTCCGGGACTTCTTCTTCCTCTACGACCACAAATGCAGAGGCGCAGGCGGGAGATACCGTTCTTGACGTATCAGACCTTAGATGCACCTTCGAAATAAGCCGGTACGCCCTTTATTATCCCAACAAGGCGCTGATAGAGATTTACAATCTGAATGCGTCAACCGAAAACACGATTGTTCAAGAGGGATACCGCGTTGTCGTTGAGGCTGGGTACGAAAGCAATTATGGGCAGATATTTGATGGCACTGTTTTGATGTGCAACCGCGAAAAGCAAGACGGAACAGATTATATCCTGAGAATATTAGCGCTGGACGGTACGCAATTCATTAACGAGGGATACTGTTCCTTTACTTATGAGAAGGGCCAGACGGCCCGTGCCGTGATCGAGAACATTGCAAGTAAAGCAACAAACGCCGTTTCTCTGGGATACGCAAGCCCGGTTTTCGACACTATCACTTATTCAAAAGGCGTCGTAGTCCACGGTCTAGCAAAAAACACCTTGAGCGATATCGCAAAGACCGCAAACGGGACCTGGTTCGTAGATAGCGGGAAACTGTACGTGGTTTCCTATTCTGATGATTCTTCAACCCTGCCGCTCGGCGAACAGGCCGTTGAGCTCTCCGAAAAAACCGGATTAGTCGGAAACCCAACGCAAGTTGACCAAGGCGTAAGCGCAAAATGTCTGCTAAACCCAAAATTAATGCCGTACGGATTGGTTCACATATCCAACGATTTAATCACGCAGCAGCTTGTCAGTATAGGGTCATATTCAGATGGAGTAAGCACACCGTACATGCTGGATTCCGCCGGGATATACCGGATTGTATCAGTCACATTTAAGGGGGACACCAGAGGGAATGAATGGTATTCCGAAATCTCAACCGTCACGCAGTCCGGCAATATCCCTGAGTTGCTGCAAGGGATCAGTGGGACAATTAACTGAGGTGAATTTATGGTAACGTTGCCACAAAGATCTGGTTCGCAGGAAGCCATATTTGATAAGTTCAAGGAAAGTATTTTTTCGGACTTGCACGTTGCGACTATTGGCATCGTCACGGCATTGGATGCTACAACCGGGCTTCCGACGGTCAAGCCGCTTATAAACGAACGGCTTGTGCAGTCCAACGGGACAACCACATGGCAGGAGTTTCCCGAAATACCCGATACGCCTTATGTAGGAAGCGCCCCAAGCGTGGGGGACCAGGTTCTTTTGATCTTCTGCGACTATGATTTATCCGGCTGGCTCAGTGGCTATGGAACGGACGAAAGCGGTAATCTAACGCCGCAGAATCAGGAAATCTTGAGAAGCCACAGCCTTTCGAATGCAGTGGCAATTACAGGGCTTGTGACAGCATCAACCTCCGCGCCCGCAATTACATATACAGCTATCACGGACGCAACAACAACAGACAACGGCACGGGCGTGAGCAATGCACTTTTGAAGTTCGTAGAAAGCTATGAGGGATTCAGCGCGACGTGGTATAACCTAGGGGACGGAACGTATACCATCGGATACGGATATACAAGCACAACGCAGACTCTCCCAAGTGGGTGGACTGCGCCACTAACAGAAGAAACGGCAGAATCTTTGCTAAACTACGTTCTGGAAAATCGTTATATCCCAAGCGTTCAATCAACCTTCAGTGGGTACACGCTGACACAAAATCAATTCGATTCCATGGTTAGTTTTGCATATAACCTCGGTTCGGTTCAAAGTGCGTTGGCAAAAGCGGTAAAAGCAGGAACAACCGGAACGGAACTAAAGGACGTTTTTGAACTATATTGCCACGCAAAAATAAATGGGAAAGTAAAAGTTTTGCCCGGTCTGTTAAAACGGCGTGACGCAGAGTGGAGAATTTTTGTATATGGCGATTACCAAGTATAAGGGGATGATTTATTGAAGTACCGCCGCCTATCCTCTACGGGTGATTATACGTTCGGGTTTGGGAACAACTGCTTTGTTTCTGACACCGAAGCTGTGGCGCAGGCTATTAAAACTAAATTATCTCTCCTTCAGGGAGATTATTGGGAGGACCTCACTGACGGCCTTCCTTTTTTTCAGTCAATCGCAGGGAGCAACGATAAGGCAGCCATAGATGCCTTATATCAGGCCAGGGTTCTCGAAACGCCAAACGTTTCAAGCATTTCATCCTTTGAGAGCGCGTTAAGTAACCGCGTATACACGGCGACAATCGGTGTTGTGACCGCTTACAATACCACGGTGGAGGTGACAGTGTAATGTCGTATACGGCCCCTTATTTTGATTCAACCGGGCTTCACACACCAACGTTTACGGAAATTCAAGACTACTTGATTGCTCAAGCACAATCTATTTTTGGGTCTGATATTTACCTCGACAACGACAGCCAGGATATGCAGTGGATCGCGTCTATTTCATCTGCGCTGTATGACACAATGCAGCTTTGCCAACTGGCGGTAAATAATCAGTCTCCGGCTACCGCCGTCGGAACCGGACTTGATTCCGTTGTGAAGCTTAACGGAATATCAAGAAAGTCTGCATCAAATTCCACTTGTCTACTATCTATCGGGGGGATTGCTGGAACGGTAATTACTTCCGGCGTTGCTTCGGACACATCAGGGTATAAATGGGACTTGCCGACGACTACAACGATTGGAGATAGTGGCGTTGCGTCAGTTACGGCCACATGCGAAACGGCTGGCGCTATTTCAGCGGACATTGGGACCATTAACACGATTGCAACGCCGTTATATGGATGGACATCCGTTTCAAACGTAGTCGCCGCGACAGTGGGAACGGACGCAGAGACGGATTCTAGCCTAAGGACGCGGCAAACCATTTCAACTGAAGCACCGTCAGCTACGGTAAAAGACGGGATACTTGCGGCGGTTTTGAATGTCTCAGGAGTGACACGCGCCGTAATATACGAAAACAACACGGGTTCAGCGGATTCAAACGGAATTCCAGCCCACAGCATTAGCGTAGTTGCAGAAGGTGGCGCAGACTCGGATGTTGCGACTCAAATTTATTATCACAAAACGCCCGGCTGTGGGACCTATGGAACGACCACGATCACGGAGACAGATGACGACGGGTTCGAAACCGATATTTCGTTTTACCGCCCAACGTCAGTTACGATTGACGTTTCTATTGCGATAACGGCCATGACGGGCTATTCCGACACGCTGGCGACCAATATTCAGGCGTATGTTGCAAATTACCTAAACAGCCTCGCGATAGGTTCAGACGTGGTTATTTCGTCCTTGTGGGGTGCTGCAATACAGGCGTTGCCGGACATCACAAAGCCAGCATTTTCTATAACAAGCATCACGGCGGCGGTCAGCGGCGGCACTCTCAGCTCAAGTAACGTAACAATAGCATTCAATGCGGCTGCTTATGGAGATTCAGATAATGTAACAGTGACGGTGAGTTAAATGATACAAACTTACATTGATTTGATTCCACCGCAGAATAAAAATAAATCCAAATTTATCGCATGGCTTACGGCAGTTATCGCCGTGGTGAACGACATCCAAATGTGCCTTTCGACCATGTATTCCTATTTTGACCTCGACAACGCCGTCGGAACTCAATTGGATTCCGTCGGAGTTATTCTCGGAGTAGACCGGCTTCTGAATTTTCAGCCGACCTCCAGTTCGTCGGTGCTTTCAGATGATAATTATAGGCTTGTGCTAATGTCAAAAATACTGACAAACCAGTGGGACGGCACGAGGTCAGAATACGAAGACCTGGTATCCGCAATCTTTGAAAGCGAAAAAGTTGTAATCCAGGACAACCAGGACATGTCAATAAACATTGCAATGATTTTGGATAGCACGGACACCATTTTGTCCGAATTGCTTACAAATGGTTATTTGGTTCCCGCTCCTTCTGGAGTGCTGACAAATTACATCGCGGCGTTGAAGGGAACGTGGGATTGGTATTACTATCAAGCGGAAACATTCGATGATAAATCAAGCTACACATGGGACGAGGGCGCACAAGGCATTTGAAAGGGTGGGTTAATTGGGGATTACATATACATCTCATTACAATTTAGCTAAACCAGACGGATCAGAAAAAATAGGACCGTCGAACTTTAATAGCAATTCGGACACAATTGACAGTTTGCTTTATACAGCCAACGCCAGTATCACAACATTAAAAAGCAATACCTTTAATCAGATCAACGCCGCGTGGAAACTCCTCCAATCTTACACCACGTCGGGTACCTACACCTGGACTGCTCCTGATGTGTTTGGCGATGGACGCACCTATAAAATAGGCGTGTACATCAAAGCCGGGGGTGGCGGCGGTGGAGCTTGCTATGCAACATATTATGGCTCTAGTCACCACTACGGAACAGCCACAGGCGGGGCGTCGGGCAGAACCAAAGTTGCTTATTTTACGGTAACCCCTGGCACAACATATACGGTTGTTGTAGGCGCTGGAGGCGCTGGCGGAATTATATTAGGGTCCTCAGCTAGTTCGGCTGGAGCTACATCCGGAAGTTCTGGTGGTTCATCCGCATTCAACGGAACAACGGCCTCTGGCGGTGGAGGAGGTGGAGCGGCAACCGGGACCCTCAATATTGTCAATGGCTCAACAGGGGGTCAAGGCTCCGATGCAATGGGGAGCGCTAATTTTACAGGTAGCATGTTGTCAACGACTCCCACTGTAGCACCGGCCATGGGGGAAAAATCAAAGGATTTCCTTAACTTTACGTACTCTTATCTCGCGTTTGGAGGAAACACATATCCTGCCGAGTGCGTAAATCCATTCACTGGCGTTAAGACGCTTGGCGCTGGAGGCTCTGCTAATTGCGATGGGTATTCCACGGTAGCTGTTAATGTTCAGACCTGCCCGACTTTGGAGGATGGCCTCTCCGCTGGTACAGGGGTAGGCGTTACCGTGGCTGGAACGGCGATGTCTGGAACCGGGGGAGCTGCGACAAGCCCCGGAAGCGGCGGTGGTGCAGCAGCCTGTGGTTCCTCGTCCACTTCTTACGCCGCATCAGGCACAGTGACAGGAGGGGCAGGTGCCGCTGGTGCGGTGTACATCTACATTGAGGGAGTGGCGGCATGAGCAAATGGGTGAGATTTGAAAACGGCGTTGTGCGGGAGATCATCCCCGATGAAGCCACAACACCAAGCGTTGCTTATTGGTATGGAGAGGACTTTGCAGAGTCATGTGTGGAGGCGGATGACGAGGTGCAAGAGAGATGGAGCTATACGGATGGCGTGTTTTCTGCTCCGACTGAGGATACGACGACAGAAACCGAATCGGAGCCGGACACGCTGACCCAAACGCAGATTGCCATAGCCGAACTTGCGGAAGCCGAAGCGGCGCATAACCTGGAAAATAAGCTGGCCATTGCAGAGCTGGCGGAAACCTTATTAGGAGGGACGACCTAATGGCAAAAATTTATTACGACCTGATCAAAGCGGGGTACCGCACCATTGATCAGGTGCCGAGCACCTGGAAAGCGGCGGTGCAAGCGTTGCTGGACGCAGACACGGAGGAAGCCACATGATCACCATTATCAGTACATTAATCACCGCCGCGGCGACCATCCTTTGCGCCATCGTAACTGTTGGTGGTAAGCGGCGGGATAAGCTGCTGGAGGCACAGAGTAAGCGGCAGACGGACGCGGACGAGCGCCAGAGGGCGGTAGAGGGTGGGATTCAGGCGCTGCTCCGCGACAGAATTTTGACGGCCTACTATCATTACCATGACCGGGGATGGATTACATACCATGGACTGGAGGCGGTGGTCAAGATGTACGAGGAGTACCACAACCTGGGCGGCAATGGAGCTGTGACGGATATCGTTGCCGCCATAAGAGAGCTGGAGGTGCGGGACGGATGAACCAAACAAGGGCTGTCATAGCGCAGCGGACGCAGACGGTCAATAAATCGCTAGAGTTTTCTAAGTTGATCCTGATTTTTGAAACGCTGCTGGTTGCCTATACCACATGGCGCGTCCTTGGCTTTGTTGATGATGCCATTGAGCAGTCATTCACCGGCAGTCTGCCCTATCTGACCGCACTGATCACCGCAGTGTGGGGTGCGTACGGGACAAGCATTAGTTTCTACTATAACAAAACAAAGGCGGAAAACACGGAGAAAATTAAATCGGCGGCAACAGTGCCAAACACTGACCGCGATAATTAATTTAGTAGGAGGTAATTTTATGTTGAGTTATATCCAAGAAATTGGTTCCGGGCTGGTGCTGGCCGGAATCTGCGCGATTCTGGCGGTGATCTTGACGTCCAAGAAAACGTCCATTCTCTCTTTGGTCACGTCGCTGATCCAGGAAGCCGAATCAGCGGTGAGTGAATCCGGGCTCGGCACAGAAAAGAAAGCCTGGGTCATCGCCCAATTGGAGGCCGCTGGGATCACGGTAACCACGTGGCTTTCCGCGCAGATCGACAGTATTGTGACTTACTTTAACACAAAGGCCGGTTGGCTTTCTTCCATCAGCACCGACGACACGGACAGCGGTTCGGGCTCTGGATCCAGTTCGGACGCGTCCGAGAGTGCTTCCGCGTCAAGTGAGACTGCGACGGACGCGGCCGCAGCGGAGACCACGGCGGAGACGGCAGCCACCACCACGGCGACGGATGCCGCCACAGATGCCCGCGCCGCCCTCGTCACGCTTGCCACAGCGGCAGGAATCACCGTGACGGACAGCATGACCACCGCTGATATCGTAACTGCCTTAACCTCTGCAGCGGCTACAGAAGCAGAGGAATCGGCAGCGGCGGCGGAGCTAGCGAGCCTGACCGCATCGGCCACAGCCCTCGGAATTACCGTAACCGGCGACATGGACACGGCGGCCATCAAGGCGGCAATTACCGCTAAGTTGGCGGCATAAGGGGGTGTTTTTATGTGGGCTAATTTTGTAAACGATTGGACAGGCGACGACGATGACGACAACAAGGGCTTCGGAGAGGGGGCAGAGGGCGTATGAGTCTCAGCGATCTTGATATCAATACAGACTACCCGTGCAGCAGCGGGAATTACACCAATTGCACCTCCCGCACCATCTTGTACATAGTCATGCATTACACCGGCAGCACCGGCACAGGCAAGGCCAACGCCAAGTATTTCATGACCTCCGGGCGTGAGGCGTCAGCGCATCTATTTGTAGGCAATGCTGACGAGGACGCACAGATTTATCAGAGTGTTGATCTGGTGGACAAGGCGTGGCACTGCGGTACATCCGGGACGTACTACCACGACGAGTGCAGGAACAGTAACAGCATCGGCATTGAGCTGGCCTGTCATAATGACACGTCCGATACCTCGGCCAGCTCCGGCAACTGGTATTTTGATGATGAGACCATTGATAAGGCCGTGGAGCTGGTCAAGGCGCTCATGGAGGAGTACGACATTGACGTTGACCATGTGATCCGCCATTACGACGTGACGCACAAGGTTTGCCCCGCGCCCTACGTGGTCGATGAAACGGCATGGACGGCGTTTAAGGCAAGGCTGACTGAAACTACCACCACTACAACAACTGACGAGGAGGACGATGATATGGTAAGGTATGAAAAGTTGAGCGACATCCCCAATGATTATGGGTTCCAGGATGTGATCAACACCCTGATGGATGCCAAGGTAATCAAGGGTGACGGCAGCGACGCAACCGGCAATACGGATGTGATCGACCTGTCCCACGACCAGGTGCGGAGCCTGGTGTTTGAGTACCGGGGCGGCGCTTTTGATAGGGCGTTGATTGCGGCCGGGATGGATCCGGTTATTAGCGCCTGATTGGAGCGGTTGACAAAATAGTGCTCAAAATGCAAAGTAAGCACAAAATAAAAAAGCACCTATTAACAAAAGACAATTATATTGTAAAGAAACTCCAAACGCTACATACTATGGTAATGGAACTCGTTACACAAAGGTAATTGCGAACGTACTCGGCGGATACGCTTCGGTTGTCACTGCTTACAATTCTGATAGTGCAACTGGGGGAGTGAAAGGAGATGCTTTGTATCGTGCTGACACCAAGAATTAATTACGATAAGAAGTATGACACTCTATACGTTGCGTTGCAAGACAACGAAAATTCATACGGGGACGACAGCCAGGACGATATTATTTTACTAAGGGACATGGCTACCAGAAAACTCACCGGGTTTACCGTCCTTAGTTTTTGCAAAAAATACCGTTCGCAGAGATTGCCACACCTGCCGGAAGAGGTCCCATTCTCCTTCGCGGACATTATGAGCAAAATAGAGTGCTGATCGTTTAAGCCCTCCTCACCGCCTGGGGAGGGCTTTACTTTGCAGACTACTTTAAACAATATTTGCTATAATAGTGCCGTTCATTTTTTCATCCTCTCTTCTTTATTTCCGCCCCTGCTTATGCGGGGGTGGTTTTTTGTTTATCGGGGCGATACATAAGAGGGGTGGGGTAAAGGGGGGCGTGGCGCAACACGGCACAGCATAGAGAGATGCCACATTAATTTTAACCATAGTTTTAACCGCGAAATGTTCCGTAACGTTCCAAAACATTATAAAAATAATCCATCATCAGAAAAATAAAAATCCCGTAAGCCTAGAGAATCAAGGCTTACGGGGCTTTTTTCACTGGCAGCGGGTGAAGGATTCGAACCCTCACAAACAGAGTCAGAGTCTGTCGTGCTACCTTTACACAAACCCGCTATATTCATGTTGTTTCGCTATGGTTTTCAACAGCGCAAAAACTATTATATCAATATTATCCCGTTTGTCAAGTAAAAAATACGCAATTTTCAATTCATTTTCCTACTTGACAAAACCTGCTCTTTTTGTTTAAATATAAAGTACCAATAATTCAAAAGCAATGAAGGGAATAAGACCATTTCTCCACGTTCAGAGAGCCGGTGGTTGGTGCGAACCGGTACGGCGGATTTTGGTGCATCGCTCATCCCGAAGCTGTCTGTCCGAACCGGCTTGGTTAAGGCAGAACGTTTGACCCCGTTATCGGTCAGACCTTGTTGGAGGTTTCAGAGCGCTGTCGGGTAATCGGCAGCGGAATTAGGGTGGTAACACGCTTACAGCGTCCCTGACAGTATTTCTGTCAGGGATTTTTTGTTTTGAAGGAGGCTTTTTTATGAAAGAAAGATTTCAAAAGTATATTCCGTTCCAGCCCATTGCGCTTCCTGACCGCACCTGGCCTGACAAGGAACTGAAACAGGCACCGGTCTGGTGCTCTGTCGACCTGCGCGATGGCAATCAGGCGCTGGTTGACCCCATGAATGTAGAGGAGAAGCTGGAACTGTTTCACGCTTTGGTGGATATTGGCGTCAAGGAAATTGAGGTTGGTTTTCCATCCGCATCGGAGACGGAATATGAATTTCTCCGCACGCTCATTGATGGAAACCATATCCCGGACGACGTCACGATTCAGGTTCTGGTACAGGCGCGTCCTCATCTGATCCAAAAGACCTTTGAGGCGATTGAAGGCGCAAAGCACGTCATTTTCCATTTCTATAACTCGACTTCCACCCTCCAACGCAAGGTGGTGTTCCAGATGGATATGGAGGGCATTACCCAGATTGCCGTGGATGCCGCCAAGCTGATCTATGAGCTCTCACAGCCTGCCATTGCCGCGGGAGTGGATCTGCGCTATGAGTATTCGCCGGAATCCTTCATGGGCACCGAAATGGACAATGCGGTCTCTATCTGCCAAAGGGTGATGGAGGCGCTCCACGCAACGCCGGACTCCAGGGTGATTCTCAATTTGCCCACCACCGTGGAAAACTGTATGCCCAATTATTTTGCCGATGAAATTGAATATTTTATTCGTAAACTGCCCTCACGGGACTGTGCCACGATCTCACTCCATCCACACAATGACCGCGGCTGCGGTGTGGCGACCGCGGAGATGGGCCTGCTCGCAGGCGCTGAACGTGTGGAGGCTACCTTGTTCGGAAACGGGGAGCGAACGGGCAATGTGGATATGGTGACCCTGGCACTGAACCTTTACACGCAGGGCGTTGACCCCCGGTTGGATTTTTCGGACATTAATAAGCTTCGGGACATCTACGAGCGCGTCACAAAAATGCGCATTGGGGAGCGCCAGCCCTATGTGGGTGAGCTGGTGTTTACCGCCTTCTCCGGCTCTCATCAGGATGCCATTAATAAAGGGACGCACTATATGCAGGAGAGTCGGTCTGAATACTGGGAGGTGCCCTACCTGCCGATTGATCCCGCCGATGTGGGACGGCAGTATGAACCGATCATCCGCATCAACAGCCAATCCGGCAAGGGCGGCGCGGCCTTTATTATGCAGCAGAATTTCGGTTTTGATCTGCCCAAGGCCATGCATCCCGAATTTGGAGCCATTGTCCAGGCCGAAACCGACCGTGTCGGAAAGGAACTGAAGGCGGAGCGCATTTATGAGCTGTTTAAGGCCGCTTATATTGACGCGACAGAGCCCTATGAGATGATCAAGCACTCTTTCCATGAAACAGCGGATGAACAGGGGATTTCTCATGTTGCCTTCAACGGTACGCTCCGCCACAAGGAAACCGTCTTTGAGGTCAGCGGAACAGGGAATGGGCCTATTGACTCCTTTTTCAATGCGATTCGGGGCCAGAAAATGGATCGCTTTACCTTTGTAGATTATAAGGAGCATGCCATTTCCAACGGCTCGGATTCCGCGGCGGTTGCCTATATCCATCTTCGAACCCTGGAGGGGGAGGATGTGTTTGGGGTTGGTATTTCACCAAATATTAATCTTGCTCCCCTGAAGGGAATTCTCTCCGCCATTAACCGCAGTATTGTGGCATAATTCATCAGAACGACATAAAACGGGCAGTATTCTTTTTCTGCGAGAATACTGCCCGTTTTTCATTCTTGCTGTGTGGCTGAGTCGTCTTGCAACGCATGGCGGAGACTGAATCAATAGATCCAAAGGGTTTGCAGCGTGAGGGGGCTTCCCCGCAGAGGGGCTTCCTCGGTGTTCAGC